GTTGAATTCAGGGAACAGCACCTTGAACTCAGCAGGGGTCATGGTGCCGCCCTTTAGTTAGCGCCGCCGGTGTTGCCGGCGCCTGCATCAGCTGCGGGTTTGCCCGACTTCTTGACGATCTGCAGCCAACCTTCGTCGAAGTAGTGCGCGACGACCTTGTTCTTGCGGGCTTCGGTGATCAGCGCGTCATCGATTTGAGCCGTGCCGTTCACGATCTTGTTCTTGTCGTCGGCGCTTTGGCGGGCTGCGGGGATGGTTACCTGCGCCAGCTCGCCGCCCTTGGGGACGATGTTCAGCGTGATTTCATGCTCGCGGGTGTTTTCAACAGTTACGAGTGCCATGTCATTGCTCCTTGATTTTGGGTGTAGAAATTGGGGGTGTTGCGGTGGAAGCGGGCGACCGCGAAGGCCGCCCGCCGCCGGTGTTGCCGGCGCCTGCTTAGATGCCGTCCATGTAGTACGCGGACTTCGGATAGCGGAATTCCACACCCGAGTACTTGTACTCGCCCGGAACCTGCACGGAGAGGCCGAGCAGCTGCGGTGCCAGGAAGCGCAACGGCAGCGGAACGTGCATCACCAAGCGAGAGTCGGACTTGACGTAGCCCATCATGCGGCGTGTGCCGCCGGCGCCTGCCGTGTCCAGGTCATAACCCGCTTGGAAGCGGATGTCTTGACCCTTTTCGACCTTGGCGATGTTGTTCTCCTTGATGTACTGGAGAATGGTCTTGTCGCTGTTGTCGCTGCGAGGCGTGCTGGCGATGTAGGCGTATGCGCCGGGGGCCATCACGATGTCCGTCACCTGGTCGTTGTACTTCGTGTTCGACCATACGTTCAGGATGAGCGTGTTGATGTCCGACAGGATCTGCGCCGGGGTCTTCGGTCCGGTCTGCCATGCGCCAACCGGTGCGTTGCCTTGCGGCACGTTGGCGTTGTTGAACAGGCCGGTGACGCCGGAAGCTGTCTCACCGAACAGGCCCACGTCGTTCATGTGGCGACGATAGCCGTCGATGGCTGCGTTCAGCTTACGCTCGGGGATGGGGCGGCGCAGGAAGGCAGTGCGACGCAGTTCCTCGGTCGTGTAGTCGTAGCCGATGTCGCCGTTCAAGACCGGGAAGGACTTGTCAGCGTATGCCACGTCGACCAGGTTGATGTCGCGGCCCTTGCCGGTTGTGCGCTTGCCGCGTCCGGCGTAGTCGTAGATCTCGTAACGGATGCTGTCCGCGTGTTCACCTGCCTCGTAGCTGATGGGAATCAGCTGCTCGTACTGCATCGGCTGGTATTGACGCTCGAACACCTGAGACTCGGTGTAGGCGAGCTGGGACACGATGAACGCCAGAGCTTCTTGTGCGTCGCGGCCCTGAATCATCGAACCGTCTGCGATCAACGACGCCAGCACCGGGTTAAGGCGCAGCGAATCGAAGGCGTTGAAACGGGCTTCGTCGACCGCAACTACGCGACCGTCGCCCAATTGGATTTTCTTGGAAGGCATGTTTTCCCTTTCTTTGGAAAAATGAAAAGCCGCCCGAAGGCGGCTCTATGCGTTGTCGTGATGCGACGGTTAGCCGGCGATGCGGATGATGCCGATCTGGCCGGCGAGGGTTGTGGTTTCCCACTTCGCACCGGGAACCGCAACGCGGCCAGCGCCAGCAGCGCCACCGGTTACGGAACCGAGCTTGCCGCTCTGGGCCGTGACGGAAATCACGCCGTCGCCGCGGGTGGCGTTCTCGTATGCCGTGGCATACACGAAGCCATCGCGCAGAACGGGGACAGCGTCCTTCTGGGCGTAGTTGACGTTGTTGCTGGAATCCGCTGGGCGAATCGCGTGGCGGACAGAAATGCCAACGATGAGGTCGCCATCGGCTGACGGCGCCTTGCAGGTGTTGTCTGCGGCGGAACGGGCAACAGCCACGCCTAAATCAATGGCAGTGGCTTGGTCGTTGATCAGAGTTTCAATCGTGACCGGGTTGGTGTCGACGATCTGGCCAGCGTAACCGAGGTCACGGAGGCGACCGCCATAAGTACTCAGGTCGGGTTTGGACATGCCAATCTCCTATAGGGTTGAGGGGTTTTCTCGGTTACTTCTTACTTCTGCTGCCATGCTTGAGTAGATTGCGCCATGAACTTGTCACGGCCAGTCAGCTCAATCGTGGTTTGTTTGCCATCGCCGTCGCCAACAAGGGCGGCAGCTAGGGCGGCGTCGTTGCCGCTCGTTGCAGCGTCTCCTGCCTCGGTCTTCACCGATGCAGCCAGAGCGTTGAACGTGGCGCGGACGTGTTCTTCATCGGCGGCATCGAGCGCCTTGCCAGCCAGCACTGCATCAGCCACAGCCTTGGCGGTTGTGTCTTTGCCGGACACGGTTGCAATGACCTCGCGGCGGATTGCATGGCAAGTCTTGCCGTCGGTGGTGATCTCCGGAACAAGGCGCTTTGCCGTGGCAAGCATGGCCGACCATCCGGCAACCATCGCGTCGCGTGCTGCTGGCGTGATGACGTCCTTCTTCAATTGCTCGATGTCGGCGTTTGCCTTGTCGAGTGCGGTTTGCAGTTCAACGGCTTTTGCTGCTGTGGGTTGAAGCTTGGCCAGTGCGTCGCGTGCTTCATTGCGTTGCCCGACCAGCGTTTCGATGACATTCGCAGCGGTGTCTTCCACCTCCAGCGGGATGCCGTCGACAGCGACTTTTCGTTTTGCGTCAGTCATCGTCTTTCCTTTCGTGATGTTGGTTTGAGAATCAGCAATCCGACACGCCGAACCACAGCGGGCCGCATCCACCAGTGCTACATGGTTGCCACGGATGTTTCTTTGAATGCCGTCGTAGGCGCGTCCATCTGCCGTCTGCCCTGGCGTCATGTCCAGTTCGAAGGTGTATCCGTTCGACAGCTGAACCTTGCCGGTCTGTACGGCCTCGATTGCGTCCTTTGCTCTGACAAGCAGCGTTCCGGTCATCAGATCACCCGAACGGGTTACATCACGCACCTCACCTTTGGCTAACTCCGACCAGTTGTCGGAGGTCACAGCTTCTTTCGGGTGCTCGATCGTGATGGGCTTGCTTTCAAAGCTGGCCATGCTGGTCGGGTTGAAAACCTCTTCGGCAGGGCGATGCAGCCGGATAACCTTCATCGGGTCCATTCCGTCTACATCCAGACCAAGCTCGAAAGCCCGGTATTCCTGCACACCGGTGCGCGCCAGATTTCCGGGTGCGATCAGATAGCCCTCGTCGGTCATCTTCCGGCTGGTCAGCGACATGAAGTCGTGCGCCTGAATTGTTTTCTTAGTCATTATTGGCAAACTCTCCGAACATCGCGCCGATAGCGGCTGCCGCAGCGGTTGCTGACAACACATCGCCGAATGACATGCCGTCAGATTCTTCGTCTAAGTCAAACACGGGAATGGCGACACAGCGACAATTCACCGCCTCACCTGGATGCCCTTCTGACGGAGGCGATGACCACTTGAATTCGTTTCCATCGAGGTCTGCATGAGCTTCGCGCACGCGCTCGTCATTGGCTGTTTGCCACACATACTTTTCGATGCCCAGCGACATCTGCCGAATCTGCGTCATCGCACCATTCAGCTTGCTGGTCTGGTCGCGGGCGATCAGTTTGGCGCGGCTTTCAGTCACATCGCCGATGCGCTCAACTTCCTTGGCCAGATCCTCGTAGCGCATTCCGCGCTCCATGTTCTTGCTCAGTGCATCGTCCAGTTTCTGGAAGTACTGCTCTGGAACGGACTTGATGAGGGCTGTATTCGCCTTCATCGCCGCTTCGGTGACGGTTTGAATCGGGCCGCTACGCGACAAAAAGCCGCTAATGTCGATGCTGACTGACTTCTTGATGACAGCCTTTAGCCGATTGTCTGTCTCAAGCAACGAACGATTTGTAGCTGCCTCTGCGAGGCGTTGTGCGACGCCGTCAATTCCGCCCGCCCGCCGCCTCATCCGTTCGATCATGGATGGCACGACAGACGAAAATGCCGCACGGTCAATCGTTAAACCATCCGTCGCCTTGGCATACAGCGGCTCGGTGCGTTTAAGTTCCGGCAGCAACTCCTCGCGGGCGATCTGGCGAAGCTGGCCAACAAGGGCCAGCAGCTGCTGCTTGTACCAGAGTTCGACCTTGTAGGACGGCTTCACCGGTTTGAGCAATCGGCCATTGCGTTTTCGCAGTCGCGCGCCGTGAGGCATTGCGCCAACAACATGCCGCAACTTGATGTGGGCCATTATTCCTCCGCGGATTGCTCGCCCTTGGTCTGCTTGCCGTCTTGTTCAACACCAGCAACCGGGTCGTCTTTGTTCTCTTCGCCGGGCTTTGGCTTGGCTGCCGGCGGTTTGCCGTGCTCGCCGTTCTCGTCCATCGGCTCGGATAGTTCCTCGGCTATGTCAACGTCTTCGGCGGTCATGTTCCTATAAGTGCCTCGCTCCTTGAGTTCGCGAGCGACCAGCCCTTCGGTCACGACACCCATATCGACGTAAACCTTGTCGCGGTCTGCGCGCGTCTTCTCGACGTCGGCTTGTTCCTTGTCGGACAGCTGCCAGAGCGGGTTGAACTCGAAGCGGAAGTCGTCGGGCATGTGGCCCAGCTCGGAGCGCACCAACACCTCGTACAGGTACTCCAGCGGCGGCCGCAGTTCAGATTCCTGCTTTGCCGACACCATGTCGTAATGGTTTCGGATGTCGTTGTCGCCGGTAGCGGACAGGCCTGCCGCAGACTGACCGAACAGGCGCGTCATCGGGATGTCGGCAGCACCGGACACATCAACCATGAAGCGCTCGATGATCTTGTCGAGGTTGGAGAAGTTGTTGGACTTCTTCTCGAAGCTCTCGGTGCCGTCCAGCAACAACATGCGGTTGAAGCTCTTGAGCAGCGCGGCGACTTGGAAGCGCTTGGTCAGCAGATCCTCGCCGCCCTTGCGCGCCAGAATCTCGTTCAGTGAATCAGACTTCACCACGTCGATGTTCGCTTCGAATAGCATCGTGGCCACGGCTTGCGTCGTGGTGTCGCAGTTCATCAAGCTGTCCATGACGTGCTGCAGCGACGAGTCGTCCCACATGGCGTTCCGCAGCCAGGCGAAGTAAGGCAGCTTCTCGCCGTTGAACCGCAGCACCCGGGTGTGATGCACGCGCACCGTCGATTCGGCGATGGTGTACATATCGGGCATGCCGAAATTCGAGCTGGTCAGGTCGCGATTCAAGGAACCCGCAGCCGAAACACGCCAGCGATCGACGACGTGTAGATAACTTAGGTCGCCCTTCTTGATGTTGCGCACATCCAGCGGCTTTTCGAGGTTCTTTTCCTTGGTGCCGATGATGATCAGCGAGCCGCCATATAGACCAGCCCAGCGCAGCGCCTCGTTGACCTTGCGTTTGACCGCAAAGCGTTTCTCAGCCTGTGTGATGACCGTTCCCAGCTCCTCGCCGTCGAACATCACGTGCAGCCATGCGCGCGTCATGTCTTCGGCTTTGATGTTGATGATCTTCTTCGCCAACCAGCTGCCGCGGTACATGTTCTCAAGCTCTTGCCGGGTCAGGACGCGCGGGTCTCCCCAGACGGAATACGAACGCTTGTCGCGTTCTGTCCCGAGACCTGCCACCACGTTCTCAAGGCCGTCGCCAATCGGCTGGCGCGTCATGGACAGGGCAGCATCTGCCGTTTTAACGGTGCGTTCCTTTGCCATGTGTGTGTCGTCCTTGCTACAGGTTGTCGTAGATGCTGCCCTTCGTGGCCAGCATGTCGTTGATGGCATCGACCATCGGGTCTATCTGGTCGTCGTGCGCGTGCGTGTCGTCTGCCGTGAAGGCCTCGCACTCGGACACAAAGTCATTCACCCAAGGCGCGTTCTCCGGGATATAGGCAAGGCCGGACTCGATGTAGCTCACCACGTCCATGACGCGGGTGAGTTTGTCGGCGACGCGGCCCACACCCTTCACCGGAATGGCTCCTGCTTCCTGAATGTCCTGAATCAAGCCTGTGCCGCTCGACTTGTCCTCGACCACCATTTGGCGCAGCGGCGAATCGAAGTCGCCGGTGTCCTTGTGCTTGTTCCAGAATGCAATAGCGCGGCGCTTGAGTTCAGGCGCCGGCCACTTTCCGCGAATCAGGTCCAGCAAGTAGATGCGGCCGTTCTCGCCAAGCCCCCAGCACTCGAACACGCTGTAGTCGTTACGCTCGGCTGTCTTCTGAGCGGTGTCGGCGAATATCTTGCGGAAACGCAGCGGAGGTACGACTGCATACCTGCCGAAGCATTGCCCTTTGATGATGTCGCCACCCAGCGGAGACGGGCGCTGCATATACTGTCCGCTGAAAACGTAGCGGTCTTTGCTTTCCAGTTCCAGCAGGTCGGCCAGCGGCTCTTTGTATGGCCAGTAACTGAACCGGCCCTGCTCGTCGTGTGCGCTGTCCTCAATGAGGTCGCGGTACTTTTCCGGCAGCTCCTCGACATAGTTGTCGTCCAGTAGCGCCGGGATGTTAATGAATTCCCACTCGCCGGGAACCTTCTGCGCCTTGATGAAGCCCGTCGGGTCTTCCTCGGCCAGCCGCTGCATGATCACGATGATCGGCGTGTCCGGGTTGGCCTTCCGGCTCTTTACCGTGGACACCAGCTTGCGGTTGGCGGCGGTGCGCTTGGTCTTGCTGTAGGCGTCTTCGACTTTCAACGGGTCGTCGATGACGATGGCGCCTTGCCAGCCTTCGGTCATGTGACCAGCGCGGAAGCCGGTGATCTGGCCACCCAACGAAACGGCATAAACGCCGCCTGCCTTGTTCCCGTCGACCTCGACGTTCCAGCGCTTCTTTGACTTGGCGTCGTCGGCAATCTTGAGCGGCCACAGCGCCTGAAACTCGTCCGACTGCACGATCTCGCGCGCCGTCTGGCTGTTCAGCAGCGCCAAGTCGTCCGAGTAGCTGATGTGCAGGAAGCGTGCACGTGGGTTAAGCGCGAGGCCGCGAGCCATCAGGTTGATGGCGACAATCTCAGTCTTCGACGAACCGGGCGGCACGTTGATTACGACGTTTTTCAGTTCGCCGTCGATGACGCGCTGCACGGTGTCGGCAATCAGCCGGTGGTGCCAGTTGACGCGGAACTTGATGCCTTGGCGATGCTTGAAGAAGTAACGGGTAAAGAACAGGTGGTCGGCTTCGCAGGCGTCCTTGGCTACTCGCAGCTCGGCGGCGTTAGTAATCGCGCTGGAGCTTGGCGACTGCGGCTTGAATTGCTGCTTCATCGACGATCACCGTTTGGCTTTCAACTGGCCCCCCGTTCTTGCCTGTAATCTCGACCTTGTCCTTGAACATTCCAAGGTGCTTGCCCAGCAGCTCCAAGGCTTTTACCTTGTCGTGCGTCTTGAGCTTGAGAGAGCCGCCCGCAGCTGTAATTGTTTCGGAGACCTCGGACACAATAGCGGCATCATCTTCGGTCAGCGATTCAGAGTCGCGCAGCTTTACGCCGGACGGCCCCCACATCATCACCTTGCGCTGATCGCTGA